TAGGATTTTTCTGCTTATCTAATATAATTGATTTATACTTCCAAACGGTAAATTCCGGAGTGTGATACTCAATAAAAGAAATCTTAGAGCCAAGCATTTTTTTATCTGTGTCTTTAACCCCGACAAGTTTAAGTAAGTTATCTTTATTCTTTGGGTAAAGTTCAACTACTTCTTCTAATGTCATATCGTCAATTATTTGTGCTACAAATTTACCATTAGGGTCTACAATTACTTGGTCGTTCTTAACCGTTTCCCAAACTATATCTTTCAAGTCTTCATCAAATCTAACTTTCATTACTCCTAAATAATAAAAGAAATTTCGTCTAATTGTTATCCTAGACTTTTCTAACATCTTATCAAATACTTCCCAGCGTATAGTTAAAATCTTTCTTAATTTCTCAACAAACTTTTTATTCGGGTGGAATACTCTTGGTTCGGGAGTACTTGAAGTTAGAATAGGTACTATTGTTTCGGTATTACGGAATATAACGTTCTCTATAATCTTAGTCTTTTGGTCGGCTCCTAACTTAACGTCTTCATTTCCTAAATAATAGTCGTAGTTCTTTTTACCCTTATCAATAGTTTTTTCTTGCCAAATCTCTTTAGCTTCGTCAATGTTTCTATCAATCTGTTCTATGAGTTCATAGTCCTCAAGGTCTAATGATAATACTGGTTTAAGGGTTTCTACAAGTTCTTCAAATTGTGTTTCGGTGTCCATAAAAATATGAATTATTAATGGACATCATAGTGTCTCTAATATATTCTATCATTTTTTAAGTAAGAATTGATTAACTTCCTTACAGTGCTTACATTTAATATAAAGGTAATTGTCCTTATACATAAACAACGTCTTATTACACTTCCGACATTGTGCTTTATTTAATAGGTCGGTGATTTCTTTTTTTAGGTCTTTGACTTCTTTATTAATACTCATCTGGTTCTCCTATAAAATCTTTAATGTTAACCGCAGGTATAGTACCGCTATCACTTATTTCAAACGACTCTTTACCGGAAATAAGTTTTTCTTCAGTAATAAATGCTTCGGCTTCACTTCTATTTGTGTGAGTTACCGCAAAATACCTTATCATATCCATAGCATCGTCATTTATTTTAGCGGGGACTTCTCTAACTATTCCGTCAGAACTCTTATTTTCTATCCACCTATAAGTTTCAAATTCATCAGCTACCCAAGTAAAGTCTTTATTAAACATCAAAGTTGGTTTCCCAGTATCAGGCCTAACTTTAAGAAGTTCGGCTACCCTAACTATACCGTTTTTAACACTATCAGTAGTCTTATCTACAGGGTCAAATCTTACTCCATAATGAAATAATTGTGCAATAGACATAGGTTGATTACTATCAGCAATAGGTCTTATAATTTCGTGGGTATCTTTTTCCTTAACTATTTCAGCTATTTGACTTTCATATAACCCAGACTCATAAATTCCATCATATAAATAAATCTCATCTTTATTCGGGCTAATAGCGAAGTATCCTAAAGCTGACTTATGAGCAAACCCAAAGTCTAAAGAACGAGTAAAAGTCCACTCCTCATTAAACTTATCATAAGGAATTTCTACCATATGGATATCTCTATTAAATTCCTTGTAAATAAGCCCAGACATCTTCCTAAATTCACCCATAAACTCTTGCTGAAAAGAGTCTTCGTCCATCTCCTCTCTAGCTTTGTCTAATTCAGATTTGTCAATATAAGGGTTATCATAAGAAGTAAAATGAAATGATTTATAGTCTAAGTCTTTAGACTCGGTTTCATATAAGTCTTTAAAGTGATTAAGTCCGTTAGGAGTAGAGATAAACCAAACATTTGACTTACTATCTACTAAGGTAGGTCTAATAACTTTCCAAACTTCTTCCCATTTAGTAAAGAACGCAGTTTCATCAAAGACACAAAAATCTATTTTTACTCCCCGCAAACTATCAGGGTTATCTCCGCCTTTTAACATAATTCTTGAGTCATTAATAAGTTCAATACTAATACTTGTTTCATTTATCCGTTTAATAACTTCAATCGGGATTAACTCTTTAAGCATTTGCCACATAATAGCTTTACTTTGCTTATAGGACGGTGATATATACCATACATCAGTGTTCGGATTTTCACTAGCAAACCTTAGCATTTCAATAGAAACTAAAAAAGATTTTCCAGCTCTACGACCACAGTTAATTACTTTATATCTGTGTTTATCTCGCCTTACTGTTGTTTGCCATTTTGATAAATTAATCGTTTTCATTTATTTGGATTAAACCAGTTAAGGTCTTACCATTAGAAGTTAAATCTGTGCTTTGCTTAGGCATACCCTCTGTCCTATTCGCTACCTCTCGGAACTCATCTAGTTTAGAGGTTGCCCCCATTATTCTTCTAAAGGCAAGGTCTTGAGCTACAGTCCTAACAGTCTTTGGAGTATTTTTGTTCCAATCTTCTAATTCAACAATAGTCATATTTTTAAACATATTCATACAATAAGTAAAAGAGTTTTCAGCACTCCATTTACCGTTAGCTCTGTTTTCTGGGTGGTCTTTAAAACCACCTTTTCCTGTTTTGTTTGTTATTATCCCTGGATTTACCATAACTTACTTTGAAGTTTTAATTTCATCTCTGTATTTATTTTTTAATCTAATTTGTTTAACACTTTCCCACGCTTTCTTATACTTTACATTTTCAAACAACTTACTAAATCCGGTAATATGTTTTAACTTTAGTATTTCTTCAGGCTCCATACCTAATTCGTTACATATTTCCTCATCAGTCCAACCGTTTTCTAACATCTTAAATACAAGATTGCTCATACCTTGTACGGAGTGCTCACCTCTTGCCCTATTGTGTCTTATGGTAGCAGCCATACGCTCATTGATATCTTTTTCTATTACTACACAAGGTAAACACCCTTTAGTAGTTTCTTGAATATCTTTTTTAGTCTTACAAACATAGTATCGGTGAAAACCATCTACTATTATGTATTTATTTTTATCAGGGTCATAAATTGTTACTACAGGTTGGGTATAACCGTCGTGTTTGATTGATTTATATAGTAACCCCATTTCTATCATTGCCACACTATTTGGGTTATAGTCATTTGGTTGAACTTGGTCTATTGGTATCCACCTTACTAAATCTATTGGTTGGTTAATAACATTAAGCTCTTTAAATAGAAACTCTTTTAATTCGTTAATAAACTCTATTTTGTTTTCCGCCTTATCAAAGGCTTGTTTTATTTCAGATTTTATTTTGTCCATTTTTGAAATAGTCTACTAAAATTTTAATTTCTTCAGGGTATAGATATTTAGTTGAATTAAGCATTGACCTTATCCAAATATGTTTCTTCTTATCTTTACCATTTGGATTAGCGTGAAAACGTCTATAAGTATCAGTATCCGCCATCATCTTCCAATTATTAAACTTAGTAAAATCCCAATCAGAAGATAATATAGTATTTATTATCGCTTTCCAATACGCTGTTTGTATCGGTGGTTTGTTATATAAGTCTTTAGTTTGGTCAATTACATTAAAAAGCATTTTTTTATACTTTTCTTCTTGAACAATATTATTCCCTAAATAAATAGCGTATTCTTCCCAATTCTTAAACATATAAGGCAAATCTTTAGGGACAGTAAAACTAAACTTTCTAATATGCTTTATAGAACTCGCCCCATCTATTCTTTCCGCAACTCTGTTCCAAGTTTCAGGTTCTAGTTCTTGAACTAATAGAAGTGATTGAATAGCTGTTTCGTGATGTAAATTAGATACTCTCATATCCTTAACATGAACCCCATAACGATAATAGTCGTCATAAATACGATTATATTCTATCTTGTTAGAATTTATATATTTCCAAACATCAGTATAACTCCAATCATAAATCGGATAGAAAGTATAATGATTATCCTTACGATAAAGTCTTTTTCCCCAAGTTATATCCTTATAAACTAGCGAACCTGTTAATGATACAAATCTTTTAGGGCTTTCTTCCGCCCTCACTCCTGCTAGATAACAAGCACTCTGCCCCTTGAACTCTACTCTAAAAATAGCCTCAAATAACTCATGAAACCTATCTGTTCCATATTTATTCTCTTTAATTGAAATCGGGTGTTGCGGGTGTATCCACTTATCTTTGTCTTCGGCTTTCCAACAATAATTATAACGATTATAAGAACTGGCGTTATTTGTAATCACCATAGGCATTTGATACCAGTAAGGTTTAACGTCAGGTCTAGTCATTATTTTGGTTACATAATCCACGGTTGCTTGCCACTCTGCCTCTTGGTCTATCCACATTACATTTAAAGGTAAACGGTTTTTCTCTTTAGCGACTTGCATAGCTAGATGAAAAACTACCGTGCTATCCTTACCGCCTGAAAACCCCACTACAATATTTTCAAACTCATCAAATAATCTTCTTATTCTATCAAGTGAGGCTTCTAGAACTGTTTTTTTACTGTATATTTTCATATCTTACTTTTTTAAGACCGTTTTTGTAAACCTTAATAACTTTGAAATTATTTTTTAAATAATGATTTAAGGATAAATTGGTGCAAGTAGCCTCTACTGGCTTAACTGTTTTATCAAATAGGTATTTAAACATCTCAGAAAACACTCCTCGTCGTCTAAATTCAGGTAATACAAAATGATTTTTAAATATAACTTTGTTCTTATAATCTATATATCCACTAAACCCAATCAATTCATTATCAATAAAATATCCAATATATTTAGTCTTATTGCAAAAGACTAGATTTTCCCTTATTGCTAAAGGCTCTAATTGTTTTATGTCTTTTCTGTCTATCTGTTTTATCATAAGCCTTATTAATAAGTATTGTTTCGTCTAATGGATTACCCATAGTCCAATACTTATAATCTCCTAAATAGTAGTAGATATACTCTTTATTAAAGAATTTCTCTTTAACTCCGTATTTTCTAATATATTTTACTACCTCTACAAAATCAGAGTCTTCCCATGACTCCCTTTTTGTATAAAAGTGCTTGAATAGAGGTAATGTTTTAGCATAAATAAAAGTTGCTTTTTCAAGCAAATCTCTTACTTCAGACTTAAACATTAACTTCTGCTATCCACGACAAATTCGTGTCCGCACTCAGGACAAATAACTTCAAGTTTTAGTTTTTCTTTCATCATTTGTTCTGCTAATTCTATGGCTTTCTTGTTAATTTCCTCTTTAGTTACATCATCACCACCAAATGACGGTAATAAATTGGGAGAAAAATCGTTTAATTGTAAATCTTGTTCTGATAAACCCCAGTCTAATAAATCTTGAGTTTCATATTCAGAAGATAAAATATCGTAATTCCATTTACCAAACTCTATATTATCTTTAATGATAAACTTTCTCTTTTCTTCTTCGGTCAAATCATTAGCTTTCTTAACCCAATTATCAGGTATCTCAGTATATTTAAGTTCCAAAAGTGCCCTGTATCGCATATTACCACCTAATATCACGCCCTCTTTATCAACTATAATTGGTCTTAACTCCATCATTTTAGGGAAATCTTTTATAGATGCGACAAGCTTAGAAAAGCTTTCATCTTTGATTAATCGGGGATTGTTTGGGTTTGTTCTGATACTTGTTATGTTCATTTGATTAATTATATCACTTCTTTAACTTGCGAAGTTTAATCTTATTACTATCTATATTATCATTAGCCATTTGCTTATCAATTTCATCATCAGGACGATTAACAATAGGTGCCGGAGTC